AATAGGCAAATCCACAATGAGGTCTACAGAGCAAACGCAGAGGCGTTGGCTGATTTGGAGTGGGAGTGGGTTGCTGTGCTTGACAGCAGAACCTGTCCAACATGCGCTCCACTAGATGGGAAGCGGTGGCCGAACCGGTCGGATGCACCAACCTGGCCTGTGCATGTCAACTGTCGCTGTCAGGTGATCGCGGTTGATCCGGACGAAGCTGCAAGCGTGCGGGGCGGGCAGGCAGTGTCGCCTGAGCCGTTCACCTACAAGGGCAAAACCTGGGACGAGATGAGCAAGGATGAGAAGCGCGAGGCATCCAAGAACGCTGGGATCTACGGCAGCAAGGTCAAGGTCAAAGGCGACAACCTCTACCGAAAAAGCATCCAGGTCAGGCCTGGCAAAGATGGTCGGCCGCCGAACTACGCCGATTTCCTTGCTACGTCCAACCAGAAAACACAGCAAATGTTCTTCGGTGGCGGCAACGCTGGAAGCGTTCGAGCCAACAAGTTCCGGAAGGCGATCGAGCGAGGGACCAGTCCCGACAAGGCCTTGGTCGATCTAATCAATACAGATAGGCAAGGGGTTGGAAGATTCGTGCCGGTTAGTATCTGATCAGCTCCTGTGGAGCTCCAATCACCCTGACACCTGTATGTCTGACGAACAAGAGATGAACCCTGTGGGAGAGTCTCAGCAGCCTGTGGCTGATACGTCTGGCCTAGCGGCTCAAATTGAGCTGTTGAAAGCGAAGAACGCCGAGTTGATCGGCGAGAAGCGCAAGGTCGGACAGACCGTTGAGGATTTACAGAGGCAGATCGCTGAGCTGCAAGCCAATTCCCAAAAGGCAAAGCAATCCAAGCTCGCAGAGCAAGGAGAGTTCCAAACCCTTTGGAAAGAGGCCAGCAACACCAACTCGCAGTTGCAAGAGCAAATCGCTCAGCTGCAGCGTGAGAAGGAGGAAATGGCCGGGGCCTATCAGCAGCAGACGATCCAAGCTCGAGCCGTTTCTGCTTTTCAGCAGGCCGGCGTCCAGCAGTCCGATCACATGTATGCACTGCTCAAGGACAAACTTCGGTTGAGCGAGGAAAACACTGTCGTGGCACTGGATGGGGGCGTCCAGAAACCACTCAGTGAATACCTCCAAAACCTGAAGGCTCCTGACAGCCAGTTCGCGTACATGTTTGCGGGCAGCGGAGCTCGTGGGATGGGTGCCGTTGGCTCTACTCCTAGTTCTTCGGCTGGCATGGATAACCCCTATGTCAGCAAGAACTTCACCGAGATGATCCGTCTAGAGACGGAAAATCCAGAGCTGGCAGCCCGCATGAAAGCGCAGGCAGCCAGCTAGCCCTGTGGGCACCCTGTACACCTAACGCCATAGGACAATGGGCATCGGACCTTACAATTTCAACCCCAATAGCACTTTCACAAGTGACATTGGTTCAGTCACTCGGTTGGCGACTAGCGCACCTTTTGCGCGTTATCTCGCCGAGGAGATCTTTGAGCGCTCTGCTTTTATCAAGTCTGGCGTTCTGCTGCGTGATGCACGCCTGAGCGGTACTACCGGCTCTCGCATCGAGGCTCCTTTCTTCGATCCTCTGAACACCACTGAAGAGGTGATTCAGTCGAACGACACCTGGGGCAGCAGCGGCGCTGGTTACTTCACCAGCCAAAAGGTCACCGCGTCCACTCAGTACGCGACCCTGACCTACCGCGGCTTCATGTATTCCGCGGACGACCTCAGCCGTTATCAGACCGGCGAGGACGCTCTGGCCTTCATGCGGACCCAGCTGTCCGCTGACCTCGACAAGAAGATGACCGCCAAGCTGCTTTCGCAGCTGACTGGCCTGCTTGGCACCGGCGGTCCTCTGAACGCCAGCAACAGCCTTGACAAGTCGGTCACCACTGGTGCCGCTGAGGCCAACTATCTGACCGCGGCCAACATCACCGAAGCCAAGTACCTGCTTGGTGAGCGCGCTGGCAGCCTTCAGACCATTGCTATGCACCCCAAAGTGGCTGCATACATGGAGCAAGTCGGCGCTCTGACCTTCTCCACCTCTGCGCTGTCTACTGGCGGCAACATTGAATGGCAAGGTGGCGGCATCGGCCTGACCAGCACCCAGGTGGGCTTCATGATGGGCCTGCGCGTCATCGTTGACGAGCAGATGCCGATCCTGGGCGCTACTGGCGAGCAAGAGCAGTTTGTCTGCTATCTGTTTGGCAATGGCGCTGTCGCTACCGGCGATCAGTTCCCTCTGACGATCGAAACTGAGCGCAACATCCAGTCTCTGCAGGACGCCGTTGCGGTGCATTACTCCAACGTGATGCACATCCCCGGCACCTCCTGGGTTGCATCTAGCGACAACCCCACCAACGCCCAGCTGGCTACTGCTGCCAACTGGGGCGTGGCTTTCGCAGAGCCTCGCCTTATCCCCGTTGTGGCCCTCACGGTGAATTCGCCCTTCGGCGGCCTGGTTCCCTGAGCTACCGTCTCAACGGAATGTTCAAGAGCCCTTCGGGGCTCTTTTTTTTGCCTTGCCTAGCCTGGGAACTCATCCCCGAAGCCTCGGCCCGATGATCAACCTTGCCCGGATCCACGCCTACAAGGCGGGAGAGTTCTCCCTGTTTGATGTTCCGAGGATCGATCTAAATAAAATGAAGGAGTACCTGATCAGCTCCGGCTTCATCATTAGCCACGTCGAGTACGTCTGATGCCTGCTTTCAACTCCACGCTTGGGAACACGGCTGCAACGTCGTATATCTCGACCGCTGAGGCCGATACCTACTGGCAAAACACGTTTAACGAGGCGTTGTGGACAGCGCTGAGCGAAGGCGAGAAGCAAACCGCGTTGATGGCCGCCACTGAGGCGCTTGAGACACTGACGTATGCCGGCGATCGTTGCGATCCATCTACCGACGACGAGGACCTTCCTCAGCGGCTTCAGTGGCCTCGCGAGAAGTACACCTGCAAGGGGGTAACGGCTGACTGCGACTCTTTGCCCAAAGAGATCGTCAACGCGACTTCCTGGTTGGCATTGCAGCTGCACACCAACCAGCCAACTCCATCGGCACCATCCGGAAATCCGATCGGTTCGATCAAGTCTCAGAAGCTTGGCGACCTGCAGCAAGACTTCTACGACGTCAAGGAAGGCTCCTCGACCAAGGTCGACGCTTCAGCACCCTTGATTTTGCAGCAGTACCCCGAGCTGGTGGACATGCTTTCGTGCTGGTCTGCCACGTCGACCGGTGCTGGCAAGGTCATCCTTCGCGTGAGGTCCTAGAGCCGTGGACATTGATTCAGTTTTTCTCCCCCTTGCCGAAACCCTCATAGAAGACGTTTTCCCTACCGCAATCGTTTATCGAAGGGATGAGGGCAGCACCTATGACCCGGCCACTGGAACGGTCACGCCGTCGATCACGGACTACGACATCAATGCGGGAGTTCTTAGCCGCGGTCGAATCGAGGAAGGTGGTGTCGCCGAAAGCTATCAGCTGCGTTTGTGGATCCAGCATTCTTCGACCGGTCTGCCACACCTGCCAACAACTAACGACTCGATCGTTTACGACGGCACGACTTGGAAGGTGACTGAGATCGACCCGACTTATTCGAGCGACAACTTGATCGCTTCGAAGATTGTTGCGCGTACTAGCGGATGAAGATCACGATTTCTGGCGACGCTTTTGACGACATCGTTCCTGAGATCGAGAAGGCGATTGATCGCGCCTTTGCCAACTTCATCGTTGTGACCCAAGGGAAGCTAGCCAAGGCCAATCCGAAGGACAGCGGCCGCATGTCTTCGAGCTGGTACATCGGCAAGAACCGGCCAAGTCAGTCGGTTCGCCCGGAGGACTGGGCGCCAAAGGGTGCCAAGAAAGTGGTCGTACCTGAGTACACCGGGGAGATTACCTTTGACGGTGGCTGGTATCTGAGCAACAACGTCCCCTACGCCAACCGGGTTGCTTACGACCCTCAATGGGCGAAGGGTGGCGCTGGCGGGGCTGCTTGGTATACCAACATCGTTGCGCAGATGCCGGCAACCTTGAGGGAGCAGGTCGTTAAGCAACTGAGGAACCTCTGATGACTCTTGCCGCTGTCCGGGCCTTATTTGAGACCGAGCTAAGCACTGCTTTTGGAGCCATGGTCCCTGCGGTGCCAGTTGTGTTCGACAACGTGCAGGAGACACCTCCTGGCGATGAATATGTGATCGTGAACCTGACTTATGCGACGACCGCTCAGCCGATTCTCTGCCCAACTGAAAGCGACATCGAGACACTGTCGGGAACAGTTCAGGTCAGCTGCTACACGCCGCGGCAGCAGGGAATGCTGAGACTTGAGCAGATCGCAACCACCGCGATGACGACATTGAACGGGATAAGGGCCGCGGCCGATACCGATCCAAATGTGATCAGCGCAAGTGTCGGGTCTATCCAGGGTCCAGTGAATATCGACAACGGGGACGCGAGTTACGCCTTGGCAACTGTTGCAGCGTCATTCAGGGCTCGCGTCTAGCCTTTAGGAA